ATTAGATTCCTGGTTCATACTTGTCGAAGTAAGCTTGCATATCCTGAGGTGAATGGTAGTAGAGATTGGCAGGCCCCGCCTGGAAACCGATATAGTTTCCAGACTTATCCGTGAGCCAGTGTCCGCCCTCGTTCCCAGGCCCGGAATACTTGCTCTCATCGGAGAAAGTTGGATGATTAGGCTTTTTAAATGTGTCCGGTAGATGGACCGGATTTCCTCCTGGAGTGGCCAACTGGCCGCCGGCTTTGTAATATCCACGGAGGTCATAATCCTTCTCCTCTTCGCCCGCATTCTTACCCCCCGCCCGCGCCCACTGGAGATAGCGGAGCATATCATTTGTATCATCTAGAGGGGTCTGGTTGTGGCCATACTGACCTTTGAGGTTGTGCTGAACATTGTAGTGGATGGCATCCGCTTCGCTCATCGGGTGGTGAGGGAGATCGCTCATCCCATAAGCCATCGGGGGAGTCTCAGCTTGGGGGAGATCTTTTGCGTAATAGCCCCCCTTGTTCTGGGACCAGTGCTCTTCCGGAATGGGATAATCTGGACGGATTCCCATCCCTCGGCTCCGCTCGAACCGGGCCTGGAGATCCAGTTCGTCCCCGGTCATTCCTCTCTCATCCTCGTACCGCCCAGCCATGTCTGGAGCTTGGCCGCGCTGAGGATCGAACCATTGGTTCTGTGGAGTGCCAGCTACGCCGCGCAGATCTTTCTCTTCCTCCGTCTTCTCCGCGCCCATCCGAGCAGTGGCGCTGAGGGCTGGCGCGCCCCCGCGGGTCTGCCACCGGCGATCGAAGGTCTCGGGATCGAACATCGTACTCTCCGCGATGGTCGGCCCATACTTCCTCTGGGCCGTCATCGGGTCTTCGTTAGGATCAGGATCGAACGGATACCGCGGACCCCGCTTCTTCACCGGAAGATCCGCTGCGCCAAGATTGGCGGAATCCGCCATATCAGGATCGAAGGGGGTGCCGTCGTCTGCCATTATGGTGCGTTCCCACTAAACTTCCGCCCGAAGTTTCGAGAATGGCTCGGAACACTTCCCGGCTCAGGTTTCCTTTGATCGCTCGGATTGCAATCTTGGCCTTCGGCGAATGTCTCACTCTTGCTATTATTATGGGTGTTCTTCGGGCCATACCCGGTCTCGAAGTCGAAGGCCTCGGGCTCCGCGTTCCGGTCTTCCGGGGGCTTCCGCCAGGTTGGAATCACCTCATTCCGATTGGGACTGCCCTGCTGCCGCATATAGTAAGATTCAAGGCTCTCTTCCTTAGTTTTGTTCTCATACTGCGGATACTCGGCTTCTTTGTCTTTGTTCGCTCTAACCATTAGGGTGCTCCTCTTCTCGCACGTAGAGGGATGATCTTCTCATCATCCCCAGACTCCAGATACGCATTAGCTAACCCAATCGAAGCCATCGCTGCGAAATCCAGAATATCATCAAACTCGACCGCGGGATATTTCGTCCATTGTTCGATAAACCCCGTCATCTCCCGTTTTATAAACAAACGTCCCGAAGACGCTATTCCGTGCAGGGCACTCTGAATGCGGACAGGTTTCGACTTTATATCGTTGAAAGGCTCGACAGTTGTCCATTGTCCTCTCTTGGTCATCTCCTGTTCCAGAATCCATTTCAGCGTAGCCTGATAAGCTACAGACTCCACAATACACTTGTACGGCCGCCATTTGAACCTCATCTCGAAGAACTTGGTTATCAGCCACTCCGGGGGCGCAGCTTGAAGCGCAGCGTAGTCCAACAGATAATAATTGCCCCCTTGCCTGCGCATGGCACCAATCACCTGATAGTCCTTTTTCATTATCTGCCTCAGCTCCAACTTCTTCACAGGCGGCGGAGCCGGATCAATCGCGAGGACTGTGCTCCCATCTTCCGGGGGCTCATCATAGAATCGCAGCCAGTCTTCCCGGAAGAACGCGGTCTCCCGGCTAACGACCCGGACTTCCTTTTCCTTACTGAAGATCGAGAGCCGATTGAGAGCAATCGCTGCACGTTTTTCTGCGCGACGTAAATCGGTGGGGTGACGGGTCTCCCATGAACTAATCTGCTGATTGACGTCAAGACCAAGCGTCTCCGGAGTCCAGCAAGAATATCGGGCCGAGTGAAACTCGGGGTCCTTTTCTGCAATATGGACCACATCATCGACCGCTTGCGGGGTGTTGAGCATGACGAGCTTGGCATTTGGTGATTCAGACGCCGGAGCGAGTGAGCCCTTGAGGCTGCCCATGACCAAATCCGTGATCTTTTCCCGCTGTTCCAGAGTAGCTCCATTCTCGTCAGTGAGAATATCATCGAGGATGATGAGATCAGGTCGGTAGTCGTCGAAATTAATTCCGCGTATGTTCCCTGTGATCCCCGCACCAAGAATCCAGATGGGGGTAAGATCGACTCCATGAAAGACCTCAAGCTCTGTGTCCGTCCACTTCGCCCCCTGACGTAAACCGAATGTCTGGGCAAAAAACTCTTTTTTCTCGACCCCTCCGGCACCCATCTTCGACTCAATTCTATTGCGAAGCCACCGAATGCTTCGGGCTGCATGTGCCTCGCTCGCGCTAACGTATAGAATCGTTTTGCTAACGTTGTATGCGACTCTCTTCCCAGTAAACATGCGAAGGAGAGTTGTTTTGGCGCTATCGCGGAAACATATGAGATTGATATACCTCTTAGATGAGTCATTCAGGGACCTCCAGATATCGGAATGAAACGGAGCGGGGGGTTGCCGGGCGGACTTCGGGAAGAAGGTGGTGCAGAACAGGTTGTTATCCGTCGCGCAGAGCATGACCAGATCATTAATTGAGACTTTGTTCATCATCCTACTCCCATCATGGGAAGGGTTGAACCCACCACCGGAGGCGGAACAGCCGCAGCGACCGGGAGTCCGGCGCTTCCCGGCATCACCCTTCCAAGACCTAGCGGAGCGGCGCCGTGTATCCTGCCGACTAACGGGTCCGGGCTAAGATTAGGAGACCCAGTGACGCCATCCCAAAGTACCTCACAACCGATCAAACTGCCGGTGGAGGAGGCACCAAGCGCCCACGTGAAGCCTTGACTAGATCCGGTTGAAGTAACTGCTGCGCAGTCGATATAATAACCTCCGGTCCACATGATCGCGGACCAAAGGTCCTGGCCTCCAGGGTGCCCTGTAAATGCGGCATTGTTACTCGCTTGCGCGAGCACCATATCGGTGTTGGGCTGGGAGGTGGTGATCGACATCGTCGGGGAAGTGGTGGTGGTAAACGTCGACACCGCAGCGTTTATGAACGCCCCCGCGACACCTCCGGTTTGCAGCACACCTCCCATCGTAACCGCAGCGCCGCCGACGGAGTCCGCGGTGGTCCAAGTCGCGGTTATAAGTTTGTTCCCTGGTGAGGGGTTAAGCAGACCATACATCCTCATCCGAACACCAGAGTTGGTTACTACACCCCCAATGTTGGTCATCGCTTGGTTCGCACCAGCAACGTCCCAGGTAACCGTAATCGCGGAGGGGTTGAAGGAAGCGTTATGGCACAGGAAGAATAACAGTGCGCAATTGGGGGTCCCGGCGAGAATATCAAGAGCATACGTCCATGATGTGACAGAGGAGCTTGTCCCCTGCACGGAGCCGATGTCTTGGATATAAACTCCACCTGCCATTAGTTCATCGCCTCAAAAGTGAACTCATGCACAATCAGGGACTCAGCGGTCGATCCGGACCGCGCAAGTTGCGGACTAAGAACAAAGTTCTGAGTCAGATCGACTCCGGTCGAGGCGGCCGCACTTGCAGGCATCATGACTGGTTGGAGGGTAGAAGCAATCAGCGCCACATTGGCATTAAACATTCCGTGGGAAATCAGAGACCCAGTGGCCCCGATCGCCCGGCAACGGACGAAGACATCCCACTCCCAGGAGATATTGGTCTGGGAGGCCGCCAACGTGGTCGCGTTGAAGGAGACAACCGCGGTACCGTTGGCATCAGCTCCGGTCCCCCACATTAGGCTTCCGGTTAGGTTACCCGGAGTGGCGCCGGTGGTCATCTGACCCCAAATCCTCATCCGGACCGCCTTGCCCACGAACCCAAAATAGTTCGATCCAAGGACCGGCAGGTTTGCTATCGGGACCACCGCTTTCATAGTTGTGGCCATTGTTACCGAGGCGGCGTCCGCCGCCATGTGCGGGGCGCGAAGATCTACCCAAAACGGTCCGTCCATGCTTGCCTCCTAGTTTAGCGATTGAGTGTAGATATGATAAGGGGTGATAGTCTCCGCGGTGGACCCGGAACGATTAACCTGCGGGGAAATGTAATTATTCAGCGTGGTGTCGATGGTCACGTTATTTGTTGCACCGTTGAAGGGGTGATGGATAATTCCGCTGCCAGCTACGAACACATTACCATAACTGAACACTTGGCCGCTGACCCCGGTCGCGCGGCACCGGACCCAGAGTTCAAACGAGAATGACGTGTTGGCTTGGCTGGCGGTCCAGGTATAGTTAACGTTGCTAAGGCTGGTCCCATTACCAGCCGTATTATTGCCCCAAAAGAAATTGATCCCAAAATTCCCTGGCGTGGCTCCGGAGGTGCAAACTCCCCACCCTCGCATGTATAACAACTTGCCAGGATAGTTGAAATACCCCCCTAGCAGTGGGAGATGGCTGCTCGGCCAGATGTTCTGATTACTTGTGGTCAAGGTTGTGGTTGTCACCGTGTTTACAGGAAACGGCGGTTTGCAATCGATGTAGAAATTGCCATCCATCTTAGTTCAGGGTCCTGTAGACGATGTCGTGGTGGGTGATGGTCTCTGCGGTCGAGCCATTGCGAGCATACTGCGGGGTGATGTAGCCTCCCTGAGATAGATCGATCGCCGTGGTGCCGGGAGTATTCCAAGGAATAGGCAAGAGCCCAGTGCCCCCTACAAACAGGGTTCCGTAGCCCATGAGCAGACCGCTTGCCCCCACCGCGCAACAGCGGACCCAGAACTCGGTCACAGAATAAGTACCAGCATTGTTCGCGGTCCAGTTCACTCCTGCGCTCGCGATCCCGGACCCCTTTCCGGGCAGGTTCATTCCATAGAGCACATCGCAGAAGATCGCCCCCGGAGTAGCCGCGGAGGTGCACTGAAACACATGACGGAAATGGATCAACCTTCCTGGGTACCAGAAATCCGCAGTATACCACGGGCATTGGCCGGTGGGAACGACCGCGATATAGTTCGCGTCTAGGGGTAGGACCGCGCCGCTCTGGCCCCCGTTGTGCGGCGGACGGGTGGTATGTACGAAGTTACCATTGAAAGGCGGTCCGTCCATTAGTTCAAACTCTCCATGAAGTAGTCCATAGCCATTATGGTCTCCGCTGTGCTCCCTGTGCGGTAGAATTGCGGAGAAAGATAATTGGTCGCGGTAGTGTCGAAGGTCGCCACTGTTGGGACGGTGTTGTAATTAATGGGAAAGATGCCCGAGGATTGCGCAAACAGCACTCCCATCCCTGAGATGGTGCCGGAGGCCCCAATCGAGATACAGCGAGCCCAGAAGTCAAATATGAATGTATAATTAGTTTGGCTCGCGGTCCAGCCGCTCTGCACCGAGCCCAGAACTGTTCCGGTGTTATCCGCATTGCTACCGAAAATAATCCCAAACCCTAAACTCCATGGGGTTG